TGTTTCTTTAATTGTACCCTCTTTTTTTAGTTGCTTAATTGCTTCTAAAAATTCTTTAGGATATTTTATTTTTTTCTTTTTCATTATTTATTCTCCTTTCCTGGTTATAATGTTGCTTAATCGGAAATTGATAGACGTTTGACGTTTGTCTAATGGTTCGACCTTTAGGCAACAAGGATATTTCTCCAAAATCCATAAAAGAAAACATTTTGCGGCCTTTGTAGGTTCTGGAGAATAAGCTATAGATAGACTTATATTGGGAGCTTTTCATTTGACCTCCATTTCAAATCTATAGCGGTTTTTTTTAAAAATAATTCTATAATCCTCCAGGCAAGAATCATTTTTATAAATAACAATGGTATTGTTATAATGTCTTTTTTTAAGTTCAAATTTTTCGTTACAAAACCACCTGGAAATTGATTTTTTTAAAAGTTCAACGTTTGGTGCGGATGATAGCAATTGATGTTTCATGCGGACTCCTTTAAAAATCCAATTATGTTTCCATCAGAATCACACTCCCAACCTAAAGAATTTTGTCTTTTAATTATGTTAGATAGTGAATCTTGATCGTATTGTTTTATTACTTCGTCATATTCCAGGTGAGAATATTTTTTTAACTGTTGGACATAACTTTGTTGATCGTCATTTAAACAATCAAACCAATCATGTCCGACATCATTTATATTAATTGTTTTATTTTTAAAAACTTGATCTTGAAAGTTAGTAAAAAAATCAAAATTTTCACCAGGAACTAGATCTCTAATTATAGCAAGTTTATTTTTATTCATACGGACTCCTTTATTGTCCAGTTAAAATGAGAATCTTTATTAATAAATTTATTTATAGACTCATTATAAATGGATGGTTTTCCATATCTGTATAATACTTGTATTTGTACTTGGTGATTGTCTTGAAGCCTTACATACTTAGCAGCATCAGACATACCGCATACAAATTGGTATTCATTGGTTAGTTGTTTTGTTTTGAGTTTTTTTCTATTAATTTTTTTAGATCCAAACTCATGTTTAATAGCATTATTAATTATATCTATTTTATTCATGTAGCCTCCTTTAATTATGTTCTCTAAAATCAGGAGCTATAATTCCATAGCCTCCCATATCTCTATATATTTTTTTATCTGTAATAAATTCGGATTTTAATTTTAGAGCATAACCTCTTGCATCATTATTAACAAAAAAAGCATTTTCAAAGTAAAGAGGTCTTTTATGTCCATCATATATGTTATTTGGTGGAGTGCATAAAATCTTAAATACTTTGAATTTAATTGAGTGAATTTTATTTTCAAATTCAACTTCCTCAATATCACCATTGCAATAATCAGTTGTTAATTTATGAGCTTTATTCTCTAATCTGAATAATTGCTTACAAAGTTTAACGCTATCAATATCAAGATTAAAAATGGCTTTTAAATTGTCGCCATGTTTTTTAATTCTTTGATACATTATATATTTTTCTTGTTGATTCATTCTCCCACGATAGCCCATCTACAATGTAATGTCAAATTTTTTTTTCACGGCTGTCCATCTGGCGCTGGCGCCGGATGCCGATGTATTAACAAAGTTCCTAGAATCATGGACTGTCAACGAGAAACGGGAATACGGGATTTAATACTTGACTTCACGGCTGCCAGAAGCCGCCGGCGCCGGAGACTGATGCAGGATCGTTGCTTCTAGAATCGTTGTGTGTCAACGAGAAACGGGATTTCCAGGATGGGAGCTGGCCGAGCCCAGCAGCTGTTCTAGTTTAGACCAGTCATATGGATGCTCCAATGTCAAAACGGGAAACGGCAACCCAGGACCGCGGAGGACCACACCACAATCGTAAACCTTTAAGGACGAATCCTTGAGGGCCTGGGCCAACACAAAAACTTTGCCTCCAACTTTAGAACGCTCGTAAATCCAAGCCTTTTGATACTTTGATAGGGGGATGTGTTTTCCTTTACTTACCTTTAATTCAATCCAGTAAGTCTGTCCATTAGTGCAGCCATTAACGTCTGGAACGCCCAGACCTATTCTGCTTTCTATTCGTACTAAGTGTGAGTTTTTTAAACCTTTTTTGAGTTGTTGCCAGAGCTTTGCTTCGGGACCTTTTGCCATTTATAGATCCATTAATTGCACCAAAAAGATAAGGTAAGAACCATGTATTATCACGAATAACCTGTGTCAGTAAATTAGTCAATGCATTTACTGTAAGCTCCTCCTGTTTTTGATTTTTAAGTGGACCACCGTCTGCACTTAAACCGGAAATCTCCATGCCAGCGTGCAGTACTTCGTGTAAGAACGTATTGCCTTCTTCACGAGTCTTGAGATTCTTTTGAATATAGATCTTCTGCTCCGTCGAATCATATTCCCCTAGAGTCTCGTCTTTAAACTGTATGTGTTTAATAAACAGATCTTCATATCCAATTTTAATCTTTCTCTTCAGCATGGACAATAACCTCTCCCACATGGGTACTGACCATGTCGGGATTGTGAATGAAATTTAGAACAGCAACAAAATCAGAGAAGTCGTTTGTCCTCTTCATCGTCTGCTTTAACGACCTTAGCTTCTTCTGCTGCAATCTCGACAACTTTATTCTCACCAAGCTCATGGTTAAGGCTCCTTATCTCTTTTATTAAATCTTCTTTACTCAATGCAGATAAGTTCTGCGTTTTAATTTCTTTACGATCAATATAGAAACCGGCTGCCTGGCCTAATCTAAACTCAGCATTAATAGCTGCAGCAAGCTGTCCTTTTCCTTCAGCAGTATCGGACAAACTATCCAAACGCTTCAGATGTCTTAAATAATCTTTATAGTACCTCACTCCCTTCTCACGCATGGATTCAATATACGAAACCACGTGAGGATACTTATCGGGATTAGTTAGGAGCGAGCCCCATTTCTCACAGGTATCAACAGCATACCCAGCTTTCTCCGCCGCCTTCTTCTTCGTAATGTCCGGGTAGTTGGCCACAAAGATCTCTGCAAATGTACGTTGTTTAGGCGTCAAATGTAAATGAGTCTTCTTGCTATTGGCTATGGTTAAGCCTGTTCTGTTCACTTGTAGCTCCTGTATAAGATACTATAGACTAATTATATATCACAGCAAGTAAAAGGTCACCAGTCCTCTAGACTTACCTATAGTAGTATGAAATTCTGTGTACTTTCTGTGTACTACTATGAAAGAATAGTTGTTGGTATACTTATGTTATTAGTGTTTTTCTGTGTTTCAGGGTACTATTGAGGTAAAAGTACTTGAAAGAGGTGTTATACTTCAGAGTATCTATATAGGGAGGAGAAATTGCAGCCCCACTGCAACTAACATGCCTGTGTACTTGCAATTTGGTATAAATAGTTTATATAGGGGGTAAGGGTGCCTTTAAGGGCCCTATTTATAAACTGTCTAAACAAGGAGGTTTACATGACAATCAATAAATTACCATCAATCTTTAATCAATTAAGACCTATCTCGGTAGGATTTGACAACATCTTTGATCATTTTGAAAAAATGTTCGATGACAGCGATGAATTCTTTCGTACACCTACTTTCCCTTTTTACAATATTGTAAAAACAGGAAACACAACTTACGATATAGAAGTTGCGCTCGCAGGGTACAATAAGAAGGATATCCAGGTCGACTACGCAGATAACTTATTGACTATCAAATCCGTTAAGGAAATAAAAGATAACAAGGAATCTAATGGAGTTATCCATAGAGGCATTGCTAAAAGATATTTCTCGAAGGCTTTCACTATCGCTGATGATGTAGAAATCAAAGGCGCTGAGTTGAAAGACGGATTGCTGAAAGTTTCTTTAAACAAGATTCTTCCAGAAGGCAAGAAACCCAAAACCATAGAGGTTAAGTAATATGAGAAAATTATTTAAATTTCTAGAGGACTGGGGTTGGACAAGAGCAATCAACCGCTTGAAACGACAAGGGCTTTGGTACGAAGACTAGGTTGTATTTTTGGCCTATAGAGAGAACATTCCTGAAACAGGCGAGCAACTTTCATTACTCGCCTGAAGGGGATGTTTATAAGTTGCTATGAAAACTTTTCACTAATTCTTATATACACTAATTTTCTTAAAGACCAAGCGCCAAATCCATGACCGTGTAATACTTACAACGGTAAAGATTAGAGCGATTCCTAAACTGTCTAGAATTGTGGGATAGAGCCCAAAGAGCGGAAAAATTAGCAACTGGATGAGGATAGCCAGGATGAATCCGGAACCCACATCAATGAAGCTCTCGATAAGACTCTGCATGGTGAATTAGGATCTATTGATCTTCCTCTTCTTCCAGCTCGTCAATTGCTTCGTCTATCTGATAAAGAATATCGTCTTCTTTTTCTTTCAGCTTATCTAGTTGATTCTTAAGTTTTCGCAGTTTTTTAGACGCTTTGCTCATACTATTTTCTTTTCTTTTTGTTTTTCTTCTTACCTTTTTTCTTATTTAATCTTTTAAGATAGTTCTTATCTTTTTTCTTCTTTTTCTTTTTTGGCATTCGTCCTCCTTAATGTATTAGGAGGGCGGTTAACTCTCGCGCCCCGCCCTCTGAAAAGAGTACAATATAAGA